GGTGTAAGGAGTGATTGTGTGATCTTTGACTTCAAGAAATTCGCTCAAATAGCAGCGAGCGTGTATCCTGGGGGTGTTTACTCGCTTGACGATGTTTTGCAAGTCTTTTTGTATTACTTCGAACAGTACGAACGGCACACCGGCAGGCCGCACCCGCCGATCAGAGCAAGCCAGATCGTTCGCATTTGTCAGGATATGCCATACATAGACCAGCAGAGCAAAGGCGGCTACGAGGATATTTCCCCGCTGGATTATCGCACTATGATTGACCAGCATTTTGCTACAAAATACCGACACTGCGACTACAATATCAACCATTTTTTCAGCGGCAAAATAAGAGCATTGCGCTTTTATGAGGCGTGTTACTAATGTGAAAAGAGTTTGCTGCTATGAAAAACTCTCCCCGAAACCGGGGAGAGTGCCTGTGAAAAATATCTGCCTGTCAACGATATTTTATCACGGGAGGGTCAGGATGGCAACAAACGAAATCGCGGCGGCGGTACAATGCGGACAGGCCGATGTTTTGAAATTATGGAAGGAAGTACGCAGGTTTGCAATCAAGCAGGGCTTGAGGTGGCTCCGGGCGCTGGATGGCAAAGGCGGTGCCACGCTTGATGACCTGGAGCAGTGCGCGTTCCTTGCCATGCTGGATGCTCTGGAAAGCTGGAACATTGACAGCGGTTCCTTTATCGGCTGGTATGCGTATCAACTCAGAACGGCATACCAGACGGCTATGGGCGTTCGCACGAAGCGGGACAAGCAAGACCCCATCAATTCAGCACTGCCACTGGACGAGCCACTGACAGACCAGGAAGGCGATTCTTTTACGATTGCTGATGTTACACCAGACCCGGATGCAGAGGTAGCATTTGACCTCGCAGACGTCCGCTATGCTGTGCAGAGTGCGCTTGCTGCCATTCCAGCAGACGAACGGCGGGCCGTAATAGCGGAATTCTGGTACGGAGCAAAACCAGACGTCAAGCTGCGGCGGTCAGCGTTTAAGCATCTGCGTCATCCGTCTATCAGCAAAAATTTAAGGGCGTATTTGTAATAATAAGGGCCATAACGGCGAGAAACGGCCCTAAAAGGGGTGATAATTTGACACATAAGCAAGCGCAGGCCCTTGCCGCGCTGCTTACACAGCCGACAAAGGAAAAAGCGGCACAGGCAGCGGGAATCGGGCTTACCACGTTGAAAAGATACCTTGCAGACCCACGGTTCCAAAAGGAATACCAAAAGGCGATTTCTGGACTGATCGAAGATGCGGCCACCGCCGCAAAGCAGAGCTTAGACCCAGCTCTTTCTTGCCTGCGGGAGATTGTTACGCGGGATGGTGCTTCCGACGCGAATAAAATTGCGGCATCAAGAAGTTTAATCGAATACGGCGTGAAGTTGATTGAAACCTTTGACATTTTACGAAAGCTTGATGAATTGGAACGCTGGAAGGAGGAAACCGATGGCAACTGTTGAGACCCGCCTTGCAGCTTTACGAGATTTTTTGAAATCTCGCACAGACGGCGAAACCGTCTTTATTGTCGAGGGCGGCGAGTATCACGCAAAAGAAGATCCTTTTTCCTACTTGCTGAAGCACGGCGCATACACCCATGACGGGCGGCGCATTGTCCTTTATCCGCACCCAATCGAGGGCGTGGACGGACTGAGCCTTTCCTTCTATCAGTTGATTGATGAAGCCATCGAACGCGGCAAACTGGAATTGCCGGAGCTGGAGAGTGACGAGATCGGAGGTAAAGCCCTTGAATAACAGCATTAAAGCCCGCATTACCCGTTTACAGGCGATTGCAGCGCAGAAGCAAGAGGGCGCAGCACTCATGACCTTGCTTGAAAATGGCACGTGGGCGGCTTGCAGAGCGCCACAAAGCCCCGCAAAGGTGTTTCAGACGGAACAGGCGGCGCGAGATTATTTATCAGACTGCGAATGCGTTATCATTATCGACCTTTAAGGGAATAGACACATGAACAACAGCAGTATTAAATCACGCCTCGCAAAGCTCCAACAGAAAGGGGGCAGCTTCCCCGATGTTCTGCGCTGGATTGCGGAAGGGCGCATTTATGACGAGTTAGCGGACACGGAACGCGCGAGGTATGCCGCATATTGGAGCACTACGCCCAGCGTCCTTGAAGAACTGGAATTAGCGGCGACCGGCACGCTACACAAGCCGCTTGAGCGACGGCCAAAGCCGCCAACGCAAGAAGAGCATAGAGAAATCATCAAAGAACTTGAAAGGATGGTCTATGGACGTTTTGAATGAATTTCCCCTTGTAGATGAACACGGGAAAAGATACCGCGAGTTCGGGCACGGATGCCGCGAGTATGCGCCGACTATTGTAACAACTGCCGGGACGGTTCCGGCGGGCACGGTCATTTGCAAGCATACCGAGCCGGAGGCGGGCAAGCCGAAAAAGGATTGTCCCTTTTCGAACAGCCTATACCCCGAATGTAAAGAGGGCGATTGCAGTTTTTACGCAAACGGTAAGTGCAGGCCGGGATTGGCAACAGCGGGTATGCGTTGCCCTCTCCCTGCGCGTTTGACTTGCGGCGATACCTGCACCATGTATAAGAATGGGCGCTGCGGCCTTTTTCCGCAGCAGAAAGGAACAAAAAATGAGCGAGTTTAACCATTTTGCAAAAGAACTTGACGCGGCTTTCCGCACCGCGAGAAGCGAATACGCCGCAGTTTATGACGAACTGACCAAAGCGAAGGAGAACGCAAGCGCGGCGGGCTTAGATGCCGTAAAGAAACAGATTGCCACGCTTCAGCTCCAAGAGGCAGAAAACAAGATGAGCACGGAAACCGAGCGCATTTGGGCGGCGTTCGATGCAAAGGCCGCAGAACTCCGCAGTGCATTGGAAAAGGAAGTACAGGCGAGCAAGTGCGTTGACCCGACTGCCGTAGATGCCGCAGGCGTAGAGTTGATGAAGTCCGGCATTCTGACCGCTGATGATTATTACTCCCTTGCGGAAAAATACGATGGAAATGTAACGATGCTTCGACTTCTTTCAAAATACGCAGCGGACGCGGCAACAGATGCAGACAACCGAAAAGACCGCGTCGCGCTCACTGTTCTTTCGCAAGAGTGCGCCAACGGCACAGGAAAGACGCTTAAAGCGTGGGATGACCTCATGACTACTGTAAACTATTGCAGCGGGCGCGGCGGCAGCGGCAGCAGACGGCAAACTCCCGGCGTTGTCGCGCACATGGGCGAATGGTGGGATCAGCTTTCCGGCGAGATCATCGAAAGCTTTTAATGGGGGTGTCTATGCTTTGCGGTATGATCGTTGGCGCTATTATCTTCTGCGCGGGAGCCTTTGTGGGCGCCGTGATGGTTGGAGTGGGCGCAAATATTGAAAAAGGCAAGATAACAAAGAACCATGCAGCAGAAAAATGAGGTGATACAATGTACAGAGCACATGGGAAATTATGGATAAAGCGTTATCTCAAGGTTATGGATCGAAACATTATGACTGCTTTTATGATGGGGTTTGATGACGCTGCATCCGGGCGGGAACGGCAGGAAACTTCATACCAGGATACAACACCCGGAACGATGCTGCACGCTGTGACACAGTACGCTGCTGCGGCATATGACAAGGGGTATTCTATGGCAAAGGGTGATGATGAAAAATGAATTTACTCAATCTCTATGTAAAGCTTTCTGTTGATACAGGACAGTACGATGAATCTATAGAAAAAGTGCGATCCTCCGCCGAAAAGGTTTCAAAGAACTTTGACACAGTTGGAAAAGAAACAAAAAAAGCATCCAATAACTTCAAAAAAGCTACTGGTGCCGTTGAAAAATTCACGGTTGCCACAGACGACGCAGGGGATAATACCAAAGATTTTTCCAAAGAAGTAAAGGATGCGGAGAAGAATACTGCGAGCCTATCCGAAGCATTGAGCCGCTCTGATATGGTTTTTGCCGATTTGACCGCAAATGCCATAGCGGGAGCAATTAAGGCAGTTGGGAATTTTGTCAGCAGCATTGTGAACCTCGACCAGACAACGGCTGAATTTCGAGAGGGGCAAGGTAAATTAAAGACAGCATTTGAGCAATCTGGATTTAGTGCAGATACCGCAAAGCAGGCGTATGAAAAACTGTATTCCGTGCTCGGCGATACTGACCAGGCAACCGAAGCGTCACAACTTCTCGCAAAGCTGGCGGACAACGTGGGGCAGGTATCTGACTGGACAACGATAGCAACCGGCGTTGTAGGTACATTTGGTGACAGTCTCCCAGTTGAAAGCCTGATTGAAGCAGCAAATGAAACTGCAAAGGTCGGAACAGTAACAGGGACACTTGCAGATGCTCTTAATTGGGCAGGCGTCAACGAAGATGTGTTCAACGCCCAGCTTGCAACGCTTAACTCAACGCAGGAGCGAACGGCTTTCATTACGGGAACGCTCAATAATCTGTACGCTGACGCCGCAGATGCATACAAAGAGAATAACAGCTCAGTAATCAAGGCCAATGAAAACCATTTGAAACTGCAGGAAACGCTTGCAAAGATCGGTGAGGCCGTTGAGAATGTCAAAAGCGCTTTCCTTGAAAAATTTGCCCCTGTCCTTGAAGATATGGGCGGGAAGATAGCAAGTTTTATCGAAGGAATTGATGCGGAAAGTCTCGCAGATGCCTGCATTAGCATCTATAAAACACTCAATGCGTTATTGCCGGTCGTGGTTGGCATTGGGGCCGCGTTTTTATCATGGCAAGTCGTTTCTACTGTTCAGGCAGCAGCGGCGGTCATTCTCGGTTTAGGAACGGCGAGCGGAACAGCGGCTACATCAATTACAGCACTTAACGCAGCTATAGCCGCGAATCCGATTGGCTTTGTGATTACGCTTGTTGTTGGCCTTGCCTCTGCAATCATTACATTATGGAAAACAAACGAAGGATTCCGTGACGCGGTTATAGGAATCTTTGAAAGCATCAAACAGGCCGTGGAAAATTCTGTTAACTTCATCTCCGAAAAGATCGATAGCATCAAAGATAGGTTTGGTGAGGTTGTTACGGGGGTAAAAAATCTGCTCGGTATTCACTCACCGTCCCGCGTCTTCGCCGGGATCGGCGAGAACATGGCGCTTGGCTTGGGCGAGGGCTGGGATAACGAATACGGCAATATCAAGCGCAGCATTGCATCTGGCATGGACTTTGGAACGGCATCAGTCGATTTTGGAACCTCCGGCGTCGCGGCGATCGGCAACTCTATTGCGTCCGGTGTTGGTGCATTGGCGACCGGCGGTGTGGGAAGTATTGTAATCAATTTGACAACCGAGCTGGACGGCGCGGTGCTTGCGCGTAAAATGGTGCCGTACAACGCGGCAGAGGCATTAAGGAGCGGAGTGTGAGAGCAAGGAGGGGGAGTGATACAAGGCCACCAGCCGGAGAAAGGCCGGCAGCAGGCAGCAAGGGCGGCGGGATTGCCTATCTTTTGTTCCCTTGCGAAGTCCTGCCCGAAGTACAGCGGCAGGCAGCGCCCTAAAGTATCTGGGCGCGAGGGGTTTGTATAGTGCCATTACAACGGATAGATAGAGGGCGGGGGCAACAGCCCCCGCCTTTCCTTTTTTGCGAAAACAGAGGAAAAGTCAAGCAGTTGTGCTAAAAAGCCCACAGGATTTAACCTGTGGGCTTTCTGCTATATGAGCGGTGCGCTCGGCAGCCGGCGTTCCAAAGGCGCTCCGAGGTTTCTTCCAGTTCCATATCAAGAGAGTGCAAGAGACAGTAAGCTCCAAAGAGTGCGTCATACTCGTTTTGCCCCGGCTCGTTTGCGCCGTCTGTAATGCTTTCATGGACAGAACGCACAAGCTCAATCGCGCAGTGAATGCGATATTGCAGATCGTCAATATCTGCTGCCGCCTGAATCAGCTTATCCATTTTTACCTCCGTTCTTCACAAGGCCGTCAATGGCCGCGATTGCCTCTGCGTCCCACATGTCCGAGATTTTATCCATAGCGTCTATGAACACCCGCCGTCGATCTTCGCACAGCTTATTTCCCGCCGCAACTGCACCGCTATGTGCGCTCTCACATTGCATGGCAAGCTTGGCGGTTTCTGCCGATGCAATGTAATTCTTCGCCCGCAGATCCTCGGTGTCCCCCACGGTAAGATGGTAAGCAACAACGGCATCACCGATAATCTCATGCACAATATAGAGCATGGAGCGCGTCCAATCTGCCTCCGAGGCTGTGAGTGGCTTTTGCTCGCTCTCAAGGAAGCTTTCCTCTAAGACAGTTTCAAGCAGTACCTCAGCCCGCTCCAAATCAGCGAAAATGCCGAACACGGCATCACGAATGATCGATCTTCCCTTGCTGGTGGTTTTTTCAATGTACCAATTCATAGTTTTCCTCCTTGTTTTATCAGCGGGAGGCCGGTATAATAACTGTACCGGCCTCCCTGTGGTGGTTGGTGGTTACGGCTCTCTGTGCCTTGCTTTGGTCGGCGTGGGTACAGAGGGCTTTTCTATTGCATCCAGAAGGGCCATCGCCCAGCTTGCTATCTGGATGGCCCCGGCAACGGCGGCGATCACTCCCATCATGTTACGGAGAAGCGGCGCACGGTGGCTTCTTTGGTGAACCGCTCCGCCACATCCGGCAGGGCCTTTTTGAGCGCGCTGGTGTCGATTCTGGCGCTGGTCACGTTCTTCCATGTGATTTTATACTCCCCAGCGGTCATACTCTCAGAAGCGCCCATAGCGGCCTTGATTGCGTCCCGGATGGAATCGGCCTCCGCCTGTGCTTCGTCGATCAGGGATTGGAGCTGCCGCAGCTCCCGGCACTTGCTTTCCAATTCATTGATACTCATTATGCTTTCCTCCTTCAATTTGGGGAACCCCGGCGGCGGTGGTCATTAGGGCTGTGGCCTCTCTGCTTCCCATTCCCTATACCGTTCCGCCCTTATCCGTGATCTCGGTGTTAGGCTTCAACGATTGCCGGTGTCTCAACTGTTTTCGTTTGTTCCCTTGCTGTGACTATATAGTAACACTTATTAAGTACAATGTCTATTGGTATAATGTACATTTATTAAGTGTATTATTTGTACATAATTGTACTTGATAAGTGTTTTACTTTTCTGCTATAATGCGGATAATGGAAAGGAGGGTTTTGTAATGGCAGTATCGGAATCGAGAAAGAAAGCAAATCAAAAATGGGACGCTGCAAATCTTGACCGCGTATCTATTGCCATGCCAAAGGGCATGAAGGACACGGTAAAGGCTGCTGCTACCGTTGCTGGCGAAAGCATGAATCAGTATATTATCAGTGCAACGGAACAACGGATAAACGGCTCACAGCAACCCACAGGAGCGCAGCAAGGCGAGGGGGCTATCCTTATTACCACCACCGCACTCAAAGCAGCCCAGGAGGCGGCACAGAGAGCCGGGGAGACAATTCCTGCATTTGTTAGCCGTGCGGTTGAAACGCAGGCGCAACGCGACAAGGTTATGCAAGCAATGAGGCCGAAAGAAAAAGCGGGGGAATA